TCTGAACCTCCTGAAACTCTAGTTATTGTTACGGTTTTTGATATTCCTACAAGATCATCTGCATTAAGCTGATCCGACTTGGCCTCTATTGTTGGTGTTAAATCTACCATTTTCTTTTTCCTTTCTTTCTTCTAAACTTATTTGTATATTTCTAATAATAGTTTCTGGAATATCTAAGACATTCCTAAGTGCTTCAGCATTTCCCTGAAGCTTTTTTAATTCCTCTAGTTTCAAAATCCCTTCTGGATCTTCTAAATGATCTCTTACATCATTTAGCCATATATGTAGTTCACACTCAATATCTTTCCAAATACATCCTTCAACAAACTCTTCAACCATACTTACACTACTTTTATATTCCAAGATATCTCCTTCACCTATGGGGAAAATCCTTCCATAGGAACCATATTTCCCTTTTGAGTCTCTCTTTGAACTACCTCATCAGGCATTACTTTAGGGTTGATTTTAAAATCTTGAACATTTTTAGCTCCCATAATTCGAGCTATATGTTCAAATATCTTAACCATATTAAATTGACTACCAACATTAGGATTCTTAGCCAGAATTTCATACATTCTCATCCATGTCTTAGCATCACCCTCAGGAATACTTCCATCCTTAATGTCTAAATCGTAATTAATTAATAAATCCCAAGGAGTAACTTTCATTCTAGATGCTCCTCCATAAACAGGCTCTAAATCCTCTTGCCATCTTCCTATAGTATCTACATAAGCATCCTGAGTCATTAACTGTTGAGTATGACTAGCAAACATATATCCCAGATCATGAAATCCCTGAAGACTAATTATCTTTGCAATTCGTTCAAGTCTTCCTATTGCTCCAGACCTAGTCCCCTGAAACTCTTGTCCAGTGAGTCTTTCAGGACCTCCCTGACGAAGTGATCCCATCATACTCTCATCAGCACCTCCTACCTTCTGCATCCACTGAACGATAACAGATGTATCTGCTATATTTGCTCTAGTTATATCCTCTACCTTTAATTGTTGAACAGCATCTTTGACTCCCTTTCCCCAAGCAGGGCGACGCATTCTAACAAGCTTCCCTGCCTTTGGATCTTTTAAATCAGCCATATTGATTAGATATGGATCAACTATTAACATATCATTAATAGATTTTCTAACATTCTCAATATGTGAGTTAAATAAGAAATCTAAAACTCCTTGCAATCCATATAGAACCTCAGACCTTGCTAATGGTAAAATAGAATACCCATCAAAATCTGGTGATGCAGTAATAATAGGATACATCCCATGAGCTAAACCCAACTTCTTTGTTTTAATTACTATCTCATCATTAGCCAATCCAAATAACCATTTTTCAGGATATTCACTATCTCCTAACTCCCACTCTTTCGGGATTAAATCTATGTATAAATAGATAACATCAACAGGGTTACTGACAGAGTCATTTAAATATCTATAATCACTCAGCCCAGTTTTCTTACTCCTATTAGATTCCCCTCTAGTATAAACAGAACTTCTTTTTGATTGCATACTTGATAAATACTTAGCATTAAAAACACTATTTCCTGTCTTCTCTTCTCTCAATAAAGCCATTCTGGAAGTAGGATGTATCCAACCTACATACTCCCCCTCCTGAACTTTATGAGAAGGAACTCGTGAATCAGGAAGGTATAAATAAGGGTCTACATTCTCTAACTTATTTCCCTCATAAATAACCTCTTCTTCATAAGTCTTCGTTCCATGTCCTCTAAGGAAACTCATAAATCCTTCTTTCTTTTCCCTTATTACCACACCAGTTTTCTTTTCCCAAGTTGGAGCACCTATCCCTAATCCATAAACTATAGAATCTCTCAAGAAAGTATGTAAAGCCAAAGGAACCTTAAAAAAGTTACACTGGTTCTGAATAATCTTCTCTAACATAATAGCCCCTAAAGTATCCTCAGGAGAAGTTCCCTTATATCGAAAGATGGGATCATCAAGAAAGGCCATTACTAAGTAAGTCAAGATAGTTTCTATAATAACATATGTATAAGGAAAGACAATAGAAACAGGCTTTCTAGGATCAGCACTCTTTATATCCTTCTCTTCATCAGAAAGATCAACATAAGCAGTCATTACTCGTTCTACCTCATTCCACGAAGCAACTCGATTAGAGATAAGATTACTACTTTCACGAGCTCTTTTGAGAACCTCATCTTTAATCTTACTATGAAGTTTTGATCCAGGAGTTAGTTTGAGTTCATAAGGATAAGTATATCCTAAGTCCTTATCTAGAAAAGAAGAATCTATTGAAGCATTTGGATTTCCTTGAATTACCGAAGGCATTTTAATAATACTCCTTTATGACATTTATTGTAGACGAGGCGTTCTTATTTCTTTTATCAGATCCATAACCTTATAGAAACCTTTTTCTATTTTTGAATCTATTCTATCAAGTCTTTCCTCAATCTTAATTACTTGTTCCTTAAAATCTTGTTTTATAGCTCTATCCCTTTCACAACTTTGCCGCTCAACTCTAATAAGCTCTCCCTTATCTGCCTTAGCATTTAAAAGTCCACCAAGGGTAATACTAATGGTTGAAAATAATCCAAGAATAGTTATAACTAAAAGCACCTGTTTAACAGTAATATTGGTATTTTCACTATCACTCTTAGGCATTTAAATCTCCTTTCAATTATTTATACATCTGAGGTAACTCTCACATAATCAGTTCCATCATGACGAACTAAAGCAGTTTTTCCAGTAGCTATTGTAATTCCTGTCCCTCCAGATATTTTAATAATAGCATTAAAACCACAGTTGTTATAAACTATATAAATCTTATTTTGTGTATCGGGAGCTACAATATTAACAGCTGCATCAGCATTAGTTAATTCTAAAATAGTGGTCTTTCCCTCACTTGTTGAAAGTGTCCAATCAGCATGGGCGGCAGCATAATCGTGACTGGAATTTTCAAGAAGTGAGTCCATAATAGCTAATCGAGTTTCATCATCACTATCATTCTTTCTATAAAGTTCCCCTCCAGCTTTTGGATAAAGAAATACTTTATCAGTATTTGGAGTATGTGTTACTACTTCTTCTTCTAATATTATTCTTCCCATTTAACCTCCTATCACACAAAATTCTCCAGATCCCTCTATTTCTAATGTTGATACATCATCAAGAGTAAAAGAACCAAGAGTTAACTTCTGTTCATTTTTTTGTATAGTTAAATTAATAGTACCTCTAATTAAATGTCTTTTAAGCATATCTTCACTAGCATTATATTTTCCTCCAATAGCAATCCAGTGCCCAGTTAGTCCAACAACTATATAAGGAATCTCATAACCATCCCCAGAACTAAGTGTATTATCCCAAACATAGAGAGTATAATCATCTAAATAAGCATAAATTTCATATACTACAAGCATAGTAGTCTTATCACCACTTATAGCACCTAATTCAGTAGAAGGGTCTTTAATATCAACAACTTCAATAGGAGTTAAAATAACTCTGTTTAAATCCTTTAACCGAACTCCCTCATCATCCTCAGTAGGGGTATCATCAAGAAGAATCTTACTAGTCCTTATCCCTCGAATAGTCTCACTATATTCATCACTTTCATCATAAACATCCTCATCATCAAATAGAAGAGGACCAACAGAACCAATCCAAAGTTCTTTCTCAGCCATTAGATCGTTCTCCAATTCTCAACTGGGCTTTCATATTTAAGTTCCTCAAACTCTTTTTCAGGATGCTCATCATTCATATCCTCAGGATCAAAATAATAATCCAATTCATCCATTATCTTAGTTATATAAGCTGTAGCGTCCATCACATCAGCATATTTTGCACGAGGAAACCATCTAAGCTGAGCTTCAAGAGGACCACAATTATTCTTGTTATGATAGATATAACCTAATTTATACAATGGAGCGAGAGTTGCTATTCTTTCCTCTTTCTTTCCCACAGCTTTGAGTTCTAAATACATAGGAAAAATTCCTCTAACTCTCATTTCATTCTCAATCGGCTGACTAATGAATTGATGAAGTGAGGTTACTTCAACACCTAAAATCCTTGAGTTAAATCTTAAAACCTGCCCAAACATTATATCATACAATTCATCAGGCCTAACTTTCTTATTTTCAATATCTCTAACAAAAATCTTATGACTTTCTCTATCAACACCGACAGTAACAATAGCACTTTCGGCTGAGTGTAGTTGGACAGTTTTAGCAGGATCAACGATAGTTACGTGGAGTAAGCGAGATGTAGGGATAATTTCATCTACCAAAGTTCCTTCAGCACTTATAGTTTTTACAACAATTTGATTTCCCTGATCTTCAAAATACTTAAAATACTCCTCCTTAAAAACAGCGTCTTCTATGGAAATAGGAATATTCATCCTTTCCATGTAAAAGAGATCCATTAAACCTTTCTCACGATGCTCATCAATCTCCTCCTTAATCTCCTTAGTAGTCATATAATTAACATCTGCTGTATTATAGTTAGCATCACAAATACTTAATCTTATAGAAGTCCACTCGCTAGATTCTAAAAGTGTCTCTAACAATGAATCTTCATGTTTGACAGTATCGATATAGATAATTGTTGAAGGTTCTCCATACATATTTTCAGTTTTAAGAACATCACTAAAAAACCATTCCTTCTGTTTTTTTCTCATTTCCTCATTTCTTACTTCTTCCTTATTCTCTAAATCATCAATAACAAGGAGTTGAGGTCTATGATGACTCCAGTTTAATCCCCTAACCTGCTGACCACTTCCTCGTGGAAGAACAAAAGTATTTCCAAAAGCTACCCAAGCAAGTTTACTAAAAGTATCATCAATTCCTTCAGTATCACTTACTTTAATATTTCCAAAAAGTTTTCTAATAATTTGATTAGATAAAAGATCTCGTTTAATATTCTCAGTCTGCATCTCGGCCAGAGTAGCACTACTCGAAATATAGACAGCAAAATTAATATCACGATAGAGAATTCCTTTACTAACAACTGCCCGGGCGATAGAGGTTTTTCCAATTCCTCTTGGTGCCGCAATAGCTATTTTCTTTTTTCCTGAATCAATAAGCTCAAATATCTTATCATGAAGAGAAGAAAAAGGAGCACTGAATGTTTCCTTAAAGTACAACTTACACATTGAGCGAGTGCTTAGATAAGCCTGCTCCATAATGTTTTGAACTTCAGAGTCTGTTTTTAAACCTGGCAATTACTTCTTTCCTTTTGTAGGTTGTTTACTAGTTCCTCGATTTCCTATACCTCCACCGGAACCATCCCTTCTCCTCGTTCCACCACATGCTCCTCGACTACCTCTTCCCACGTTTCCTCTTTTAGCCATTTTATTCTCCTTTGGGGAATCAATCCCCATAGTTCATTATCTCCATCTTAGACCAATGCCTTTTCCATACGGCGAAAGTAGGTATTACCATCTCTGCACCTATCGCTCCATATTGATATTCATAAGCTCCTATATCAGGAAGGCCGTCATAAGAGTTTCCGTCGTAATCCTCGGTTAATCCTACATCTACCCCAGCATTGATACACGGGGAAGTAGCTCTAGGTCTATAATCATTATTCGCTGGGTCAGCTAATTTCGGGTCAGCTTCTATATCCGTTCCTCCCTTAGAAAGCGCCCCTGCCCAATTAGTTCCATTTCCATAACTACAGTTGTGATCATGAGTAATATTAAGAGCATCCGCTGAGGCGTAAATTCCAAGAAGTGTATTATTCATAGAAATATTATTTTTAATGCTGACAGTATCACAACCAGCGCCTAAAATAACTCCATTTTCATTATTAAAGAGAGTATTATTATATATCTCACCATTATACCCTCCAGTCTGAAAAGTTACTCCATTACCTTCATTATTATATGCTATGTTGGTATGTACTGCATTCCCTTGGCCCATATGATGGGTTATCCCTGCTCCTGCATTATATTTTGAGATACATCTTGACACAACACAGTTTTTTGCAAAGCCATCAAGAGCAATCCCATGCCCCTCTATCCCACCAACAGAGTTATCCTGAGTATTAGTTACAATTGCATGAGTTATTCTTATATCGTCTGGCTCACAACTTGCTGCCCTTATGTCATCTCCGTTAGGATCGCCACCTACATTAATATATACATCTGTCCCTTCCTGATCCCATTCATTTAGCGCTAACGTACCATAATTCCCATCATTATGAGTAAGCCTAACCTTATCTGTTTTGCTTACTACTTGGTATGCATCATCAGAGCCTAAATCATGCTTATAAATATTGCCCGAATGTTGTGTCCACCCAGAAGTAAATGGCAACTCGCTTCCACCTACAGTAATCCCATGTGCTCCTTCTTTTAACCCTGCATAATCTATAATACAATCTTCAACATCAATATCGGAAATATTATAGCTTATTGTTACCCCGTTTTGCCCACAATATGAAACAGTTGAGTTTTTTACGCTACATGCTGTGATATTGTATGCTCCATATGATGGGCCACCTCTAACAGCTATTCCATTCTTTTCGCAAAACTCAGAATCCACTCTATATAGATTAATCTCTGTCATACTGGCAATAGAAGGCCAACAATTTAATCCATTAAGGTTTGTTTTACCTATTTTTATATCAGCAACTTCAATATAGCTTTTACTTCCAATCCAAAAAGAATCCTCCCTTTGCCCTGCTTCTATAACACAACCAGAAGGATTGAACCCTAAATATAAAGTATCATTATCCCAATCCCATTCATCATTTGCAAGAGAACCAAAGGTTCCTTCATCAAGCCACGTATCATCACTTACACAAATTTTCGGTTCAGTTGTAACTCCACTTTTAGTGTATTCACCGTTACCGTCAGGCCCAGTGAACCCTGTCATTATTTCGGAGCCGTTAATGTATGGTTTATTACCACTTCCATAAGCCTGAATTGTAACTGGATGGCCTGAAACGCCAGAACATCCAACTGAAAGTTTTTCTCTAAATTCGCTGCCACCTTTTATATTAATATAAGGATCATGAGCAGCAGCTATCCAATCATAGATAGAATTTGCTCCACCAGTAGTCCAGTTAATATCTGCCGCTGCATCATAAGGACTGCCGTAAGAACCATCCCCGCCAGGGTCAGCATTAGAGTCTATGTATATATTTTGATCAGCCATTTTCTACTCCAAAGACCTCCATTTTAGACCAAAACCTTTTCCACAAAGCAAAGAGAGGTAGTAACATATCTGCACCTACAGAACTCGTTATATCATCATTAAAATATCCATCGGTTAATAACAAAGCTCTTCCAGTCTTAGTCCCCCAATCAGTCCCGCCGATCTCACCTGGTTCTGCGAATCCATCTGTTAATATAGCAAATCTATTTATTGCCATTTACCAAATCCTTATCTTAGCAAGTTTCTTTAATCTTATCCAAAGAGAAGATACGATTGCAGGAATTTCTATATTATTATCTTCCTTCTCTTCTAAGATCGAAAGCTGTTCCACTCTATTACGAATGAGATTTGAAAGTATCGATACTCCTTTTTTATTAAGTCCGAATTGTTCTCCTTTAACTAACCTCAAAGCGTATTCTCCAAGTACTTGGTCAATAAACTTTAATTGATATCCCTGACCTTTTAACCACTTTCTTATCTTCCAAGGATCTCTATTCTCCTTAGCATAAATCTTTTCTAAATTCATTATTCCTCCTAAGGTGTTCTAGTTACTGTAGTCTCATCATCAGCAAGTGTCCAGGCTTTCATTACTGTTGAGTTATCTGATTCATATGATGTTTCTGCAGAAGCTGTTACGGTCTTCTTTGCAAATAATTTATTCCAAATCCCTTGAGTTTTATTCAATAATAATGTGGGTGTAGCACCTACAGTAGCTACATTGCATATTACCGAGTCCATTCCAGTGGAAGCTAAACTATATCCAGTCTTAGTGGTATTAGCACTATTCGTCCCACGCATCACATCACCATTTAACCCAGTTACATCTGCATGAATAGCTCTCATAACTTCAGCAATAGAGACCCCATTGCCAGGAGCAGCCTCAACAGGGAAAGTCTCAATCCCAGGAGTGCCAATCAAGATATTGATAAGCTGCTTGATATACTGCATTAAAGTGTCTGCCTCAGTAACCTCACCTGCTGCCGCTGCATTATCCAATGCTCCAAGAACAGAAGCTA